TTAGACTACTCTGCGTTTACAGTAATGGACACTACAACTGTACCGTATGAATTAGTCGTTAAGTATAGGTCGAAAGATATTGCGCCTATGCTTTATCCAAACATCATTTGGAATGTAGCCAAGGCGTATAATCAAGCACTAGTTTTAGTTGAGATTAACGATATTGGTGGACAAGTTGCAGATATTTTGCACCACGAGTTGGAGTATGAAAATATTCTTACTACAAGTGTGAAGGGTCGCTCTGGTCAACAAATCGGAAGTGGATTTGGTGCAAGAGTGCAATTTGGTGTTAGAACAACAAAACAAGTGAAGCGAATTGGTTGTTCAAATCTCAAAACACTGGTTGAGAATGACCAGATAATTATTAATGATTTTGATACTATACAAGAATTGAATACCTTTGTGTCTAAGGGTAACAGTTATGAAGCAGAAGCAGGGCAACATGACGATTTGGTTATGACACTTGTTCTTTTCTCCTGGTTAAGTTCACAGAAATATTTCAAAGAAGTGACAGACCACGATGTAAGAGCAAAAATACAAGAGATGAATGCTGATATGATTGACGAAGACTTAACACCCTTTGGAATTATTGATGATGGAGTAGAAATTGACACATCCTTCGTGGATGGTGACGGAACAAGATGGTCAGCCAATTCAGATGATTTCCTGCTATAAAACTGAGAAACTATAAATAATTATGCTCGAATATGAGGTCTGAACTCGTATCTTTCATGGTTATTAAAACAACATAAGGAGAATGAATATGCCATTCCAACTAAGCCCAGGCGTCAATGTCAGCGAAATTGACCTAACTACGGTAGTTCCTGCCGTTGCGTCTACCGCTGGTGCTGTCGCAGGTGCTTTCCGTTGGGGTCCGCTCAATGAGCGGGTGCTAATTTCGTCAGAAGACGAATTGGCTCAAACCTTCGGTAAGCCAAACGGCGACACTGCCGTATCGTTCTTCACTGCCGCAAACTTCTTACAGTATGGAAATACTCTAAGAGTTGTTCGTGTCGCTGACGAAGCATCCGCTTTGAATGCAACTAACGAATCCGGTGGTGGGGTTCTTATCCAAAACGAAGATGCTTATAACGCAATGTCGGGAACAATCCCAACAGGTCGTTACTGGGCAGCAAAACACGCAGGCGTTCTTGGTAACGCCCTAGAAGTTGGAGTTTGTCCTAGCGCACATGCGTTCGGTTCAACACACTCTGATATTCTGACTGTAGGTACTACGCTTACTTTTAACGGTGTTAATCTAATTGAAGACCATTTCGCTGTAGGCGATAAGGTTCTTTCTCTTGGAGAAACACGTTACATTGTAGCGATTGATACAGTAAACCAAGAAGCAACACTTAACGCCGCTTTCACCGCTGATATTGCATCAGGTGGAGCATCTGTTGAGTGGAAATATGCCGACCAATTTGATGGCGCTCCTGGCACATCAACTTACGTTGCCAACGCTGGCGGTTCTGACGATGAAATGCACATTATCATCGTAGACGCAACTGGCGCACTAACTGGCACAGTCGGTACAGTCCTAGAGAAGTATGCATTTGTATCAAAAGCAGGTAATGCTAAATCTGATACTGGTGCAAACAACTACTATGCTGATGTTATCAACCAGTCTTCTGATTATCTTTGGTTTATTGACCACGAGACTAAACAGTCTACTTGGGGTAATGATGCCGCTGGTACAGCATTCAATGCGACACCTCTCGACAACACTGCACTCAATCACACCTTCAATGGTGGTACTGATGGTGTTACGATTGCTGACGCAGATAAAATTCGTGGTTACGAATTGTTCAAAAATGCTGACATTGTTGATGTATCCTTGCTATTGGGTGCCGATGCAAACCAGACTGTAGCACTAAAACTTATTGAGATTGCAGAGTCCCGTAAAGACTGTGTTGCTTTCTTGTCACCTGAATTGGCAGATTGTGTCAACAACGGTGGTAACGAAGTAGAAGACATTGTTGCATATCGCAATACACTAACATCAAGTTCATACGCTTTCCTTGACGGTTCATGGAAGTATATGTACGACAAGTATAACGACAAATATCGTTGGGTACCGATGAATGCTGATACAGCAGGTCTATGTGTTCGCACAGACCAGCAACGTGACCCATGGTTCTCACCTGCAGGGCTTAACAGAGGTCAAATCCTCAACATTGTCAAGCCATCTTGGAACCCAGATAAGACAGACCGTGACGCACTCTACAAGAATGGTATCAACCCGATTGTAGCGTTCCCTGGTGACGGCACTGTATTGTTTGGTGATAAGACACTACAAGCGAAGCCAAGTGCATTTGACCGCATTAACGTGCGCCGTCTATTCATTGTACTTGAGAAAGCAATCGCAACTGCGGCGAAATACTCATTGTTCGAATTTAACGATGAATTCACTCGCAACAGTTTCGTATCTCTTGTAGCGCCATTCCTAAGAGATGTTCAAGGTCGCCGTGGTATCTACGACTTCCGAGTTGTGTGTGATGAAACAAACAACACTGGACAAGTCATCGATTCCAACCAATTCGTTGGTGATATCTACATCAAGCCTGCCCGTTCAATCAACTTTATTCAGTTGAACTTTGTAGCGGTCAGAACTGGCGTAGACTTCTCCGAAGTTGTCGGTAACTTTTAACGGATAATCTAGGAGAAAAAACATGGCTTTTAATATTTCTGACTTCAAATCAAGACTAAATCTTGGTGGAGCAAGAGCAAACCTCTTTGATGTGCAAGTATCAAACCCGTTCGGCGGCGATGATAAATTCACTTTCACATGTAAAGCGGCACAACTTCCTGCTTCAACTGTAGGTCTAGTTGAAACTTTCTACTTTGGTAGACAAGTGAAAATGGCTGGTGACAGAACATTCGCAGAATGGACCGTTACTATCCTTAATGACGAAGACTTCACTGTTCGTAACGCAATGGAATCATGGATGAACTCCATGAACACCCACAATGGCAACCTAGAAGTTGCTGGTGGTGCCAGCGGTTACAAGCGTGACGCAACTGTTCGCCAATATGGTAAGGCTGGTAATACACTGAAGGAATACACATTCCAAGGTCTATTCCCAACTGAAGTGTCTACTATTGACCTTGACTGGTCAACAAATGATGCGATTGAAGAGTTTACAGTTACATTCCAGTATGACCTCTGGACATCTAACTCAGTCTCTTAAATTGAAAAAATAGGGTCCTGGTGGGGTGTTCTAAATAGTATGAACGCTCCACCAATACCCATTACGGTTATTATGCAAAGGTAGAAAATAGATATGGCAATAAATTTATTCGGTTTCACCATAAAACGTCAGGACGATGATGTTGACAACACTCCTTCGTTTGTTCCAGAAACAAATGATGACGGTGCTGTTGATATTTCTGGTGCTGGTGCTTATGGTACATACTTTGACCTAGAGGGCTCAGTTCGTTCCGAGAATGAATTGGTTACCCGCTATCGTGAAATGTCGTTGACACCCGAATGTGAGTTGGCGATTGATGACATTATCAATGAAGCAATCAACACGGATGAAATGGAACAATCCGTTAGTGCTAGACTGGACAAACTAAAACTTTCAGATGGCATTAAAACTAAAATCCGTAACGAATTTTCAGAAGTTTTGAGACTACTCGACTTCGACAACAGCGGGTCTGATATCTTCAGACGCTGGTACGTTGATGGGCGCTTGTATTACCACAACGTAATTGATATTAACAACCCTAATAAGGGTATACAAGAACTAAGATATATCGACCCACGCACAATTAAGAAAGTGCGTGAAATTGAAGAAGATGGTCAGAATAAAGAACATCATCTCGTTAAGAAGACAAAAGAGTATTATGTCTATAACGAAAAGGGTATGAGTGAAGCACAGTCTGGTATTAAAGTAGCACCAGATAGTATCACATACGTTACTTCAGGTGTACTAGATGCACAGAGAAAGATGGTTCTCTCACATCTTCATAAAGCAATTAAGCCTCTTAACCAGTTGAGAATGGTTGAAGATGCTGTCGTAATTTACAGATTGTCTCGTGCGCCAGAACGTAGAATTTTCTACATTGACGTTGGTAACTTGCCTAAGGGTAAAGCCGAAGCGTACTTGAGAGACACAATGCAGAGATACAAGAATAAACTTGTGTATGATGCAAACACTGGTGAAATTCGAGATGACAAAAAACATATGTCAATGCTTGAAGATTACTGGTTGCCTCGAAGAGAGGGTGGTAGAGGTACTGAAATCTCTACACTACCTGGAGGTTCAAATCTTGGCGAGATGGATGACGTTATCTATTTCCAAAAGAAACTATACAAGTCGTTGAATGTTCCATCTTCACGTTTGGAATCTGAAAACGCATTTACGATGGGTAGAGCCAGTGAAATCACTAGAGATGAAGTGAAGTTTGCTAGATTTATTGCTAAGTTGCGCAAACGCTTTACACATCTTTTTGATGACTTGCTTAGAAAGCAACTTATTCTAAAGAGTATCATTTCACCAGAAGACTGGGATGGTATGAAAGAGAATATTTTCTATGATTTCTTGCAGGATACATATTTTGCAGAACTTAAAGAAGCCGAAATTATTAGAGAGCGTTTGGGTCTATTGAATGAGATTGACCAATACTCTGGTAAGTATTTCAGCAAGAAATGGGTTCAAACAAATATTCTGCAAATGCACGAGGACGAACAAGAAGCCATGCAGTCTGAAATTGAAGACGAAATTAAGAGTGGTGAATTACCAGACCCGGCAGAGCAAGACGATAATTTTTAAGGAGAAGATAAATGTCTACAACATCTGAACTAATCAAGCACGCCGAAAGTGGCGATGCAGTAAAAATGAAAGACACACTAGAAGCAATTCTTGCTCGTAAGGCATATGATGCCCTAGAAGGCAAACGCCAAGAAGTTGCTAAAAACCTAGTTCGTAGTGCAAAGACTAATAACGAAGAATAGGAACCAGAGCAATGGCGAACAAACTTAAAGATATCAAGTCACAATTCAAATCTCTTGTAAAGGAATCAGAGACTGGTTTCGAACCTCTTTCTGACACCGATGTAGAAGATGCAGTTGTGATTGATAACATCGACCTTATGGATATTGAGGGCGATGACCTTTTTGATGTTGCAGAAGCGAAGGTTCGCCGTGTTGAAGATACTCAGTTCACTAACAAAGAGAGTGAAGGTCTAAAAGGTCCTTTCAAATCTGTTAGAAATCATGTTTACTACTACGATGAGAGTGTTAAGAAACTCTATGATGCTATCAATGAACAGTATGTTGATACTCAGGAATCCTATCGTGTAACGACTATTAATCAGAAAAATCAACTAGAAGTTTTCAATTATGGTCGCAAAGATTTTGCTGAAAAAAGACTTGCTCGTGTTAGAGAAGAAGGTGGTAAAGGCTACATTCTTAAAGACGCTAGAGTTACAAGTACATTGAACACGGAAGCATCAAAATACAAACTTTATCATAACTCTTACTCAGATGCTATGCAACACGCATACTCACAAGCAGAGAAGCAGGGTTATGAAGTAGACATGGATGACGTAGACCGCAAAGTAGCAACGGGTCCAAAGAAACCCAGTAAAGGTAAAACGAACTCATTCTCAATCAAACTAAACAAAGGCGGCAAGCCCCAAAAGAAAGCACTTCAGGTGCAAGTCTATGGTATGGACAACGGCAAGTACGAATTGAACATGTATATTGAGGGTGTAGAATATTCACTCGTTAAAGAAGAAAAAGTCCTTGACACTATCAAATCCATTGTAAAAAACAAATCTGCAAACGCAGTAAAATTCGATGACAAGAAGTCATTGAAGGTAGATATGCAAACAGCAAATGTATTGTTGAAAGTATATGATGCTCTAAATCCAGACAATAAGAAAAAAGTAGAAGCAATGATGAATAAAGATAAAGCATCTTTTATGAAAATCGTTGACTTTGCTTGGAAGTCGGTTAAGTAATATGAGTATCGAAGCCAGAAACATCGTTGAAGCACTATTCGAAGAAGATGCAAATCTCCTTAAGGATGCGATTGTTTCGGCACTAAATAGTAGAAAGCAACAAGCATTGGAATCATTCAAAAGTGAATATGCTGATGAACTGCTTTTTGACGAAGAGATTGAAGATGAAGAACTTGATGAAGCGAAATCTGCAACTGGAAAACGACTTGCAAAGGTAAGCAGAATTCGTGGAGGCGTTGTTCAAAGACGTAAGACTGTAACACAGAAAAAAGGTTACAAGATTGTCGGTGGCAAAGTCAAAAGAATGTCTCCCTTGGAGCGTAAGCGCAGAGCAATGTCTCAGAAAAAGGCGGCTCGTAAACGTAGGGGTACAATGGCACGTTCATTGAAGAAAAGAGCAAGGTCACTTAGAATAAGAAAGTCAAGGGGACTATAAATGAAACTTATTTCAGAACAAGTAGAAGATGTAAAGTACATCGTAGAAGCCAAAGAAGACGGTAAGAAAAACGTCTTCATTGAAGGCATCTTCTTACAAGCAAACATGAAAAACCGCAATGGTCGAGTATATCCCACTGAGGTTTTGGCAAAAGAAGTTAAGCGATACACTGAGGAATACATAAATCAGAGTAGAGCATTCGGTGAGTTAGGTCACCCAGAGGGTCCAACTATTAACTTGGACCGTGTGTCACATATGGTGACAGCGTTGAGACAAGACGGCGATAACTTTATCGGCAAAGCAAAAATCACTGATACCCCTATGGGTCGTATCGTTAAAGAGATTATTGCCGAAGGCGGTCGCTTGGGAGTTTCTTCTCGTGGTATGGGTAGCCTAAAGCAGTCCGGTGGCGCTTCAGTAGTGCAATCCGACTTTTATCTTGCTACTGCCGCAGATATTGTGGCAGACCCATCCGCACCTCAAGCATTCGTGAATGGTATCATGGAAGGCAAAGAGTGGGTGTGGGACAATGGGCTCTTGAAGGAGAGAACTATTGAAGATACACGGAAACAAATCGAAGAGGCGGCTCGCAAGAAAACCCTCAATGAGGCAGAACAACTCCGTATCTTCTCAGACTTCCTGCGTAAAGTAGGAAACGTATAAATAATACTAACGGAAACAAATTTGTCTATTAAGGAGCAAAAAATGTCACTAGATAAGTTCAAAGAACATATCGCTCAGGACGATGAAGTAAAGTCTGAAGAAGTTGTTGCAGAAGAAGCAAAAACTGATGAAGAGTTTGCGGAAGTCGTAGAGGCTGAAGAAGCCACTACAGAAGTCGTAGAAGCGAAAAAACAAACAAAGGAATCTGAAGACGAAGTGTCTGACGAGGACGAAGAAGAAGATGAAGTTGCTGAAGCAAAGAAAGTCTCTGAAGAGGAAGATGAGGACTCTGAAGAAGACGAAGAAGAAGTAGCGGAATCAGCAGATGAAGACGAAGACGAAGAAGAGGAAATGGACGAAACTGCGGACATGACCAAAACTCAACTTCAAGCATCTGCAATGAAAATGATTAAAGCAATGAAGAAAGATGAACTACAGGCTGGTTACAAAGCCATGAAGGCATCTTACGACCCTGCTAAGAAAGAAGTTGGCGTGAACACACCTGAAGAAGTTCAGACAGACGCACCTGCAATCGCAGAAGACGTTGAAGTAATGTTCGCTGGCTCTGACTTGTCAGAAGACTTCAAAGCAAAAGCACAAACAATTTTTGAAGCCGCTGTATCTGCAAAAGCCGCAGAGCAAATCGCAGAAGTAGAAGTAGCAAAAGAAGCCGCTATTACTGAAGGCGTAGAGGCAGTTAAAGTAGAACTCACTGAAAAAGTGGATTCATACCTTGACTACGTTGTAGAACAGTGGATGAAAGATAACGAAATCGCTATCGAAAAGGGTCTTAAGGCTGAACTAGTCGAAGACTTCCTTGGCGGTCTCAAAAACCTATTCATGGAGCATTACATTGATGTTCCTGAAGAGAAAGTTGATGTTCTTGATGAGCAAGCAACTGAAATCGAAGAACTCAAAGCCAAACTTAATGAGCAAATCGAACAGGCTGTAGAACAGAAAAAAGTTCTTGACCAATTCGTAGCACAGAAAGTTCTTTCAACCGTTTCTGAAGGTCTAGCCGATACAGAAGCCGAGAAAGTTGCTAAACTAGCAGAAGGCATTGATTTCGTAGATGCTGACCAGTATCGTGAGAAGTTAGAAACTATCAAGGAATCATATTTCCCTAAAACTAAGGCTACTGGCGGAAACCCCGAAGATAATGTATCAGAGGTTTCTATTGAAACTGATGGTGCGATGGCTGCCTATGCTCAGGCACTATCCCGCATGAAAAAGGGTTAAACACTAAATAATAGTGTCTGATGACTATGAAGGCTATATTAAACTTAGACCACTTCACTAATAAACCATATAAGGAGATGCAAAATGTATCTATCTGAAGAACTTCAGAAGAAGTGGCAGCCACTAATGGAAGCAGAGGGCGCAACCCCTATCGCTGACCCATATCGTAAGGCTGTTACCGCTGTCCTCTTGGAGAACCAAGAGAAAGCCCTAAGAGAAGAGCGTCACGCTCTATCTGAGGCTCCACTAAACGCAACTGGCAACGTGAACAATTATGACCCTGTCCTAATTTCACTAGTCCGTCGCTCAATGCCACAACTCATTGCATATGATGTTGCTGGTGTACAACCAATGTCTGCGCCTACTGGCCTTGTGTTCGCAATGCGTGCCAAGAACGGTTCTGGCTCAGAAGTCTTCTACGATGAAGCCGATACTGGATTCTCTGGTACTGGTACTCCTCGTGGTACAGACCCAGCCGTAACTGACCCAGATGCAGTAGCACCTGGTGGTTACACAACTGGCAACGGTATGTCAACTGCCGATGCTGAAGACCTAGGCGATGGTACTACTTTCAATGAGATGCAATTCTCTGTTGAAAAGATTGCCGTTACTGCTAAGTCTCGTGCATTGAAAGCAGAATACACAACTGAACTTGCTCAGGATTTGAAAGCAGTTCACGGTCTTGACGCCGAAACTGAACTTGCTAACATCCTTTCAGCAGAAATTCTTGCTGAAATCAACCGTGAAGTTATGCGCACAATTTATCGTGTTGCTAAACTTGGCGGCTCAGGCGCTGATGGTACTTTCGACATCGAAAACGATGCTGATGGCCGTTGGTCTGTTGAGAAGTTCAAGGGTCTAATGTTCCAAATCGAGCGTGATTCCAACAAAATCGCTCGTGAAACTCGCCGTGGTAAAGGTAACTTCATCATCTGTTCCGCAGATGTTGCTTCAGCCCTTGCTATGACTGGTCTCCTTGAGAACAACCCACAGATGAACACTGGTTTGACTGTAGACGAAACTGGCAACACTTTTGCTGGTACTCTAAACGGTCGTTACAAAGTGTACATCGACCCGTATGCTGGTACTGATTTCTGTACTGTAGGCTACAAAGGTACAAACGCATATGACGCTGGTATCTTCTACTGCCCATACGTTCCACTACAGATGGTTCGTGCAGTTGGTGAGAACACATTCCAGCCGAAAATTGGATTTAAGACCCGCTACGGCATGGTCGCAAACCCATATGCAGAAGGTACAACTGCAGGTAACGGTGCATTGAACAAGCGTTCAAACACTTACTACCGTATCTTCTCAGTATCAAACATCCTATAATTATAAGATACTGATACTTCTTAAAGGGCGGTCTTCGGACTGCCCTTTTTTTTGTTTATAAATAAGTTATGAAGATGAACAAAGGAGATTGTGATGGCAGATGCAACACAAAATTTGAACAAACTATATCCGTCAAATTTTAGATTTGACATCAATCGTGCGCCCATCTTTTCTGGAAACGCACAGTCGGTTACTTTACCCTCCATTACTCTAGGCGAAGCAGTTCAAGGAACTCCATTGATTGACTTGCCAGTACCTGGTGATAAACTTGTGTATGGGGAACTCAGTGTAGATTTTCTCGTTGATGAAGAAATCAGAGGATGGATGGAAATCCATCAATGGATGAGAAGTGCAGGCTACCCAGAAAGTACAGATGAGTATGAAAAACTAATCTACGCAGATGCGACATTGGTTATCACATCGAACTCATCAAACCCGATTATCAAAGTGACGTTCTTTGATTGTTACCCAACATCATTGGGTGAAATCTCTCTGAACTCACAAACATCTTCTGAAACAGTAATTTCGAATGCATCGTTCCGTTTCAGAAGTTATGATATTGAGCCCTTGGGTCAGTTGATTACAGGCTATGAAAATATCAATACTACAATACAAACAACATCATAGATATAGATATACATTAATATCAACACTTAGATAGTAACACAGTTGTCAAGGGATGTCAAGAGGAAAATAGCCCTTGACAAATGACAGA